AGATTATTCACATCTTTCAAAACCAACTCTTACTCAACGAGATATGGAGATGCTAAGAAGATTTGACACTAATAAATTCGATATGTAAGGTGGAATTGTTAGTGATTCGTAAAGAGCGTGTAAGTCCTGAAGCCAAGCGACACAAATTAGAATATGACAAAAAGTATGAGTCGTCACCTGAGCGTGTAAAATATCGAGAAGAGTTGAACCGTGAAAGACAAAGGCGTGGTATGTATGGCGACCATTCTCATCGTGACATTTCTCATACAGCAGGTGGTAAACTCACTGTAGAAGATGAAAGTAAAAATAGAGCACGACATTTCAAAGATAAAGGCACACTAAGACCTATCACTAAAGGTATTAGAGAAGATTTAGAACTACTTAGAGGATTAATGAATGGCCCGATGGATGAGCAAGATAAGAAAATCGCTCAAACGCTGATACTTTCTTTAGACGATTATCATAGAGATGCTGAAATAGAAGATAAAAAAGAATTAATGCACCCTTATCCATTCTAGTTGTATTGGTTGTCCGATGTCTAGTATAGACTATTATTGAATAATATTAAGATAATATGTATAAACAATACATCGGACAAGCCGGACAACACACCCAGTAACCTTTATGGTGACCTTCACAGTGGCAAGTCCAGTGAACACTATGAATAACCAAGACCATCACGAAGCAGAAATTAGGTTAATGGGATTGATTTTAGCACAAAGCACACTTGTTGGTGTAGCCATTGGTATCTTTGATTCTGAAATTTGGCTAAAGCAAGATAGCGTTTGGGTAAATGGGTTTACCTATGCTATGGGTGCTTTCTTTATGCAAGGTATTGCTTATTATTTCTTTAAAATGTTCTTTGAGCAAAATTTACAAGAAAGAGCAAGGCATGGTAATGTCGAAAGGCAAAGGACACATCAATACAAAATGATGCAACAGCAGTTTGACAATCGTAGGGCTGAAATGGAAATGAGAATGCAAGAAGCACAACTTGAGAAAGAGTTACGCTGGATGGAAGCAAACCCCGGTCAAATGCCTCCTAGTTGGGGAGTTCAAGGTGGCTCTCCATCGTTAATTAGTTCATTTGATAATATGGGTGGTGGCTCTAGTGTATTTGATAGTAGTCGTATACCAACTCATGAAGCGCACATCCAACAACCACTCACACTGGGTGTAGAAGATGATGTGCCGCTAAAGAAAGATGGCACGCCCGACAAAAGATATCAGAAAAAAGAGTGAGGAATATGCATGGGTCGAATTTTTCGCACACCATCAGATGATGCTACAGAAAGCACACTGCGTGCTATTCATATAGCAAATACGGTAGACACCACTTATGAAAGAGCGTGGGGTTGGGTCAAGACAGTTCTTGCCTCTCTTATTGCTACTTTAGTAGTTAGTGGGGTTGAATTCTATAATCCTGAATTTAGCGTTTATGAAAATACAGTAGATTGGGCTGTCGAAAAACTTGAGAACTTTATTGCTTGGCTTAAATGGTGGGATTGATGCTTGGTAGATGCAGGAGGCACAGCATTAGTTGGCGCTGCTATGTGGGGTCAGCACTTATTCAATTCATATAAACCAAGAAGAGTAGGAGTATACGGAGCACCAATGGTGGGTAAAACTACCTTAGACCGTTACTTAACTACACCGGGTGAGATGGAAGAAATTAGTGAAGATGACAGAACCACTCATAATCGTATCCTTAAGATTGGTAAGTTCAAAATGCCAAAACCAACTAGAAAAAGAGTATCTTGGCAAGGTGAAAAAAGAGTTGTATATTCAGCAGATATAGGCGGTCAAGAGCGTTTTTGGAATCTATGGATTGAAGATATGGTTACACGAAATGTAGAAGCAATAGTGTATATGTTTGATGATAGAGCATTCAAAGGTGGTGATGACGGCTTACAACAAGTGGCTGGTTTTAGATATCTAGTAGACTGTTTAATTAATCGTAATTATCGCTATCGTTCATTTTGGTCTAGGTTTAGAGGGAAAAAATACCATCCTAAAGTAATCATGTTAGTGGCTAACAAAGCAGATAGGTTCTTTGATGAAGCAGCATCAAAACTTTGGCACGATGGTAGAATAGGAGAGCATAAGATATTCGACCCATTTAGAGATGATTTAATTCGATTACAAAAAGCAGGAATCCCTACCCGTAGGTCGTTTATGGCGACTAGAATAGGATGGAATGTAGAAAAGACAATGGTGACTCTACTAACATCTTGACCAAACAAATGACCCCATAGGTATCCTTTTGAATAACAACTCTTTCGGTGTAAATATGTCAGGCGGTAATTCATCAACAACTCTAGTGTCTACAGGTGGCGGAAGTCGTAGTCTTAGAACTACTATCCCAATGTGGATAGTAGAGCATTTTAAATTAAGTGCTGGAGATAATGTTAGTTGGAAATTCGTAGTAAAAGACGACAACATTGTAGTAGTCATGACTCCTACGCCTACCCAAGAGGGATGATGATGTTTACAAGACAGCCTCAACAAACTTTAACTGAAGCACAGTTAGCGAGTTTGGCTATGCAAGGAAATGAACAATTAACTCAGGCTGCTCTTCAAGAGATGTTAGTAGCCCAACAAGGAATGCAAGAAGTCGCTGAGGCTCAGAATATTGAAGTTCCTAAAGTAAATTTTTACCCTAGCCGCCATGCTGACCCACGAAAGGCTCGTAGAAGAGATATAAAACAAGCCTACAAACTACTAGAACCAGCCAAGCGTTCAATATTCAACCCGATGCGTTGGTTGTTTGGTAGAAAATATCGTTACAACAAAGATACTGGAACTTGTGTAGTTGATGGGGCTAATGTTGCTGAACTAATAAAACATGATAATCTATACATGCGAATATGTGATGAAGAAACAGGGCGCTCTTTGTGGGAAATGTATTGGCAAAATCCAGTTACCGGACAACCTGAAGCGTTTATTGCTAGAGATAAAGTAACAAGCGGCAAGAAAATGAGAGGCACATATTGTCCTGAGCACCTTCATTTGTATCATCTATTATGTAAATGGGAAGCAGAAGAAGATAAACAAAACGAAATGAATCCAAGTCGTCTTAGAGATAAAGTGAAAAGAGGTGTATCAATAGTATCAGTTCCTGTAGCATCAGTTAAGAAAAAAGACCCTACACCTGCTATGTTGCAGAAGTATGAGCCATTTTTTGCTGAACTAGAGAGAGACGCTGGAAAAACAAATGGCATCAATGTGTTACACTATGCAAACCCGGCGACTGGTCAAAATGATGTAACCATGGTCGTATTCGATTTGCGTATATTCCAAATGGAATTACAGCAAATGAATATGCCAACTCAATCATTTCAAGATTTAATTAATAGCGAAAACGCCAAAATCCAACAGAACCTTGATGTTGCAGTAGTCGCTGGGGAGGTCTGATACGATGTTCGGCTTTGGTAATCAACAACAACAAAATAGCGGTTTAAACTTATCTCAAACCGGAGCAGGAATGGGTATGCAACAACAAAATGGCTTTTCACTTGGTGCTCAGCAAATGCAGCAACAACAGCCAAATCCATTCATGAGTGGTATGATGGGTAGTATGGGTATGACCCCACAGCAGCAAATGATGATGCAAAACGGTCAATTTGCCCCGCCCAGTGAAATGGAATTAATTGGTGCTTTACTACAATCACAAAATCCTATTCACCGTTTTATTAAAGATGGTGGGCTAAATTCTTTGATAGATTTAATTGCAGCAACAACCAGTTTGAGTCTGTTAAACATTCTTAAAAATTCATCTTTTACTTTAGATGACGATGGCAAGATGCAATTAGATGCTGCAACTCTACCTTCTGACCTACAAACTTTGAGTGTAGAAAATGTTAGTATGCTGCTGAATAATATGGTTTCTCAAAGTAATCAAAAATTCCAAGAGGCCGAAATGCAAAGGCAACAAATATTCGCTGCTGCTGAGCACTCTCTAATGGGTGGTGCTTTGGCTGCTGCTATGGCTGATGAAGGCACTATGCAGAAAGTAGGTAGCGGTATTGGTAGTGTCGCTCGTGGACTAATAGGACTACCTAGAAACTGAGGTGATTAAATGCAACAAGGAAGTTTTGCTGATTATGGAATAAAACTAAGCCAAGCGAGTAGTAATATATTTGCTCCAACTAGAAATATTATTATTGATATGATAATGATTCAATTTATCGCCATCATTATTTCTCTAGCATCTATATTAGTTTTCAAAGGAGATACAATGAGTAGTAACGACATCAGTGTGTTTATCGTTGGTATCTTTGGGTCTATGCTTTTCTTAGGCACATTATACAGTAGAATCAGTAGATGACCACTTATCTATAGGACATGAGACAGAAGGCGCTAATGCCTTTATCTTCATAACACAATTACATAGTCTACAAGTGCCACTGCGTTTTCTCATATACGGGCATTGATAGCATTCGTTTAGTCTTTTCATGTAGTTCTTCTTGCTAACTCTTCTACCTGTAACTGCATCTTTTGATGCTTTTAACAAATCTTTACCACGGTCTTTGAGAGGTTGTTTTGGAACTCTCTCATAGGGTGGGAGCATGTATGTCCGAAAGCGTATTCAGGAAAAAGGATTATGGGTAATGCTGCTTTAAGCGTGTCATGGCGGAGGGCAACCCTATAACAAAAAGGTCTTGCCCCCTTTGCCAACATCCTAGTCGTGCTGAGTTAGAAAAAGGCTTACTGGATGGTGAAATATCATCAAAACAGTTAGACAAAGATATGGGCTGGAGACTTAACACAACTGATAGACATTTTAGAAACCACATGGGTCAATATCACATGGCTTCTAACCCTCAATGCAAAGTGTGTGCACATCCTGATAGAGCAGAATTTGAGCGTAGATATTTTGAAGATGGCTCACAATCTCAGGCTATTGCAGAAGAGTTAGGTATTGCTGAAACTTCTGTCTATCATCACATGAAGCATCACTTTCAACCGCTAGTTCAAAGAAGTGCAGCCGCCGAGATAACATTAGTGGTAGGTGAAGAGATAAATGCACTCAGGTCAAATGTGGAACTCCTCAATGTTAAGTTGTCAGAATTGCTCAATGAAGGAAGTGTTCACGAAGATGGGTTTGTCAGGGATGCAGTGTCACTGCATAAAGAAGTCCGAGAGTCAATAAAAGACCTATTGAAGATGAACGAACAGTGGAGTCCTACCACTGAAAACAATCAAATCAATAACACAATCAATATTCTCAAACTTGAACTGGGTAAAGAAAGTCCTGAATCTTGGGCTAGAATACGCAACCAACTTATAGAACATGCAGGTGATATGAATTGATGCCTGTTCCCGTTCCTGACCTTTTACAAATGACGCATCCTGCGTTTAGTCTTGTTGAAAGAGAAGGGCCGGTATCGGAATACAATGTTCCTATCTATCTTGATTTTTGTAGATGTATACTAAGACGCTTTGAACACTACGGTGAATTAGATATCACTCCGCCTGATTTATTTGTGTTACTAGCAAAATCATTTGAGACAGTGTTTGAAGATGACGACCCAGCAACTTTTTTCCCTGCTCGTAATTTAATTCCTAGGCTTTTGGAGGAGTTCGATTCAACAATTAATAATATGATATCTGCGTTTCAAGAAAGTCCTAGGATTATCACATTCTATAGAAAAGTAGCAGAAAAACTGCGACAGTGTTTTGAATACCATATACTGGGGGAGATATCATGACAGGGGGTATGATGGGCCGGACATCCGATACAAGGATGTATAATCCTAGGTCTGAATCCTCGGAAATGTTTAGGGGTAATCATGAAGATGAAAGACCCCCAGCAGGTATGCAAGATGCCAAAGATAGAGAGAGTAGGCGAGACAAGCGCCAAGAAAAGAAAGAGCGTGAGGAAAAAGAAGATAAAAAAATTCGTCACATCAAAGTTAGAAGTCATCATCTTGGTATAGATAAAAAAGAAGATGGCGAAGATGAAGAAGAAAGCAAATTCAAACCTCGTGGTTCTACTGATAACCCAGCAAGTCAAACAATGCCAAGTGGCGCTGGTGCATTCATGACCAGTTTAGCCACAGGCGCAAAAGGGCCGGGTGCTGCTGGTGGAGAGATGATTCAAATGTCTGAGCCAATGGATATTGCTTGGCAGTTACTAAAACAAGATACGATTCAAAAAAAAGAATCCAAGCGTTCAGTAGCCCGACGACGCAAAAAAGAAGGCTACGCTAAGTGGCGACCATCCACAGGACAGTTTGAACGCCCAAAAGGAGGCGCTGACCCTCGTAATACTACATCACGAAGGTCAAAAAACATTAGCAGAAATTTACCTTTAGGTAGAAAAACAGGATTAATGAGGCCACATCTTTCTGTTGAGTTTTCACATCGAGGTCTTGCTAGTAAGCAACCTATGTCAAAAGACCCACAACAATATCGTCAATACTTGGCTTCTCAAGATGCTCGTAAATTGATGGGTGGTGCTAGAACCACAACAACCCCACACATGAGACACAGCCAGCGCACTTTTATTGCTGGTGATACGGGTGGTGGTCGTCTATCTAATACACTTCAATATCCTCGTGTGCCAAGACCACGACTTCGTTCAGTTCGCACACCAAGCATAGTTCCTCCTAAAATGAAAATGCCAAAACTGCAAAGGCCAAAAATGCCAAGCATGGTTACAATGAGTGAGGATGAACCACAGCACAGTGATATCCTCAAAGCCAATTCTTATCAAGCAGCATTAATGAGAATCGCTCTCAAAGAGATTCGTGAATTGATGCGTGAAAAGAAAGATAAAGATAGAAAAACAAAAGGTAAGGGTAATCCTGATACTGCTGGTGCTGCTAGTAACTTACCTAATTATCCTGCCAATAATCCAATTCAAACCACTAAACCTGAAGGTGGAACTGAAGATGAAACAGACGCACGCAGGTTTGGTTTAGACCCCGGTGCAAATGTAGGTAGAGGGAGTGGGCGAGTTTGAGAGTATTAGTTCGTAAATCTATTATTCTCAAAGGTGACGGTGTTTATGCATACTACGGCGGTCAAGGTCACTTACTGACATCTCCTCCTCCTGAAGCATTACATCCCGACCCGAACACACCTGATGTGCCAATCTACGCACACTATGGTGCGTATAGACCTCACAAGTCAGGTCACGCTGGTATGGGTGAATTAATCCCCGGTAAGTTTGGTGTAGGTAAACATGGTGAGATGGTATATGTTGATGAAAATGGCGAAGCCCATCATCACGGTATAGATGGTGTTATTCATGCTATAGGAGAATCACTTGAAAAGAATGGTATGCTTGGTCAAAATCATCCTGTGCTCGGAGTATTAGACCCTAAATTGTTAGTGCAAAAAGCCATTGATATGACAAACAGTGAGCATGCTGACAAAACAGGTGCTCAAGATATACCTAATGTAGATAGTATGAAACATCGTAAAATTCGCATCGCTGGTTACGCTGGCCGTAGACCAACTACTAGAGCGCATAATACTCCAAAAGGCGATTACATTACAGCCTATACTAACAGACCTAACAGAAAAGAAAGAATAGGGCCGATGATTGAATCTTATGCTGTTCCTTACAATCATAATCTTTCAAGAATATTACTTGAAACACTAGGTCTTGATGATTTAGCAGGTGCTGAGTTTCTTAAGAATCCACACATAGACATCGCTGACCTTCATCCTCGTGGTCGTAGATTAAGAGGTAGAGGTGGAGATGCTATCCAACAAAGACCTGACGGGTTTTATTTGCCCGACACTCATATTCAAAATGCTCCCAAAGATATTGTTCATAACGCAGCCCATACAGGAATTAGGTCTTGGGAAGTTCAACATCATACTCCTGACTTTATGCATTTGACATCTCGTAGTAAGGGTAATCCTAACGCTATGAAAAGCGCTGAACATCATATTACTGAGGCTCTAAAACTGATAGACCCTGATAAAATACCCGATGTTGAAGTGCCTATCAATGCAACTCCTGACTCAGCAGGAGTTCCTCAATACTCAATGATGAATCTAAGAACAGTGCTTCGTAGTCCTACATCTAGGGCTAATATGATTAGAGAGTTATCAAAAACTCCTGCCTTTGTTAAATTATTTGGTCGTATTAATTCAGGCGGCGCTACTAGACCGGGTGTAGGTAAAAGAGCATTTGAACATCTCATTAATGCTTTTGGTGGAGAAGATACTTTTAGTGCAATAAAAACTCACGCTACTGCTGGTGAAAAATTAGCAACGCTACCAGAAAATCTAAAGAGTCTAGGAACACATGCAAACGCTGCTAAATTTTATGCTAAGGCTATGATGAGTGGCCCGCATGATGAATATGACAGCGCTCTTCGTGCTTATGTGCCAAGAGATGCTGAAGGTAATGTAGATGTTGCTGCGATTGAGGGTATGGGTCTAGTCATGCAAAGTGCTGATACAATTCCACAAAGAAGGCAAGCCACTCAAGCAATAGCAGATATGGTGGCTACTGCGTTTGGTCATCAAGTTCGTCGCCCATTACCTGAAAACATACCAACAACAGCATTAGCATCTCGTATGATTCTTGGTTACCCCGAGCAATTAATTGAGGCATTACCTGAGCATATTCCATTCTTTGACGATACAGGACTCGCCCCTGTTCAAAGACAGACTACCACAAGAGCCGCACCATCAAGCGTAAGACCGGCTGCTGAAAGACCCCCTCCTGCTACTGTCGCTCCCCCAGTAGCGGCACAACCACAACCTAGACCGACAACAATTGAACCTCAATCAATAGCATCACCTCCTAGGGGAGCACCCATGTTCAGGCCACAGTCACCTCAGTTGGTGGCTGCTAGACAACAAGTTGCTCAGGCAGACCCTATGCGACTGAGAGAAATTATGGAGGCTGCTGGAGTCCGTGTGCCTCAAGGCCAAGGTCAACAACTTTCACCTCGTGAAATGCAGTTCCAACAAACTATGGGTGACCCTAGACAACAGTTACTAACTCAGTATATGAAATCTATATCACAGGATTTGTCACCAATGGATAGAGTGATGAAAGCCATGGAAGATATGCAAATGGATGATGCTCGTAGTGACGCACAAGTAATGAAGCACGCTCTACCTCGGCAAATCAATGTTGCTGATTTACACGGTATCAATCATCTTGCTAAGAGCATGAACCTCACTCCAGTAGATGTTCGCACTATTGCTCACTCCACAGGTGACTGGGAGAGAATAGCAAAGCGACTCAATGTTTCTAGTAACATAGTAAAAGTTGTCAAAGTAAGCGTAGGTGGTATTTGATGACGCAGTATGTAGGTGTAATTCGTAAAGACTTAACGGCTATAATGACACCAACAGGGCCGCAAATGCAACAAAATATTGATGCTAAAAGAATACCCGACATGAAACCTGAACACTTTGGTCAAATAGGAGTTACAAGGCAACAAAGATATCAAGAAAAAAATCCTCAACCTGTGGAAACAGGTGTGTTACTATATGATGCAGAAAATAACCCTACCTCACAAGTGCCCGATGCTATGGCTATGCGTCAAGCCTATGAGGGGGCTGCAAAAAGAGGTGTGATAGGACAACAAATAGGTCAGGGTATTGGTGGAGCAATAGGTGTTTTAGGTGGATTAGTGAGTCTTGCTAATGCTGGTGCTGCGGGTCAAGATGCACTTACCGGCGGTGTTGGTGCGGCTCAAACAGGTCAATATCTTATGCAACAGACTCAACCTAGAATTGGAAATTTTATGGGTAAAATTGGTGCTGCCACTGCTTCGCCTGTAAAGGTAGAGAGACAGAAAACATTTGATGAAGCACCTATGGTCGCCTCTCCTACTAACACTCCTGCTCCTACTCCTACTCCTACTCCTGCCCCAGTAGCCGTTGAACAACCAAGAAATTTACCTTCAGACCCAAGACAGATTCTTGGTGTTCCGGGTAAGGCTGATGTTGGGCGTATACAAGACGAAGCCATGGGTATGTTAGGAAATCCATATTATAGAGAAGGAAAATACAGTGCAGTTAACACTACTGATGAGCAAGGTAGAAATATAAAACTCCCGGGTGCTGGCCCTGCTATAAATCAATTCAACCCTATGCTGATGCATCAGCCACCCGGCACTGCTAGTAGTCCTATGACACCAATGAGAACATTCCAAATAAGCGGTGGGCCGCATGGTGGGCCTCAGCATCCTCCAGCGTTAACTCCTCAACCTGCTGAACCTACGGTTGCTCCACCAACCACACCATCAGCAAGTGATGTTGGTCAAACTTTACTTACTGAAGGATTTGGTGTAGCACCACCTAACCCTAGTGAACCAACAGAAGCCGAGGAAACAGCAAAAACTAATGAAATGTCTGCTAAAGATGTAGGAAATGCTCTTAAGCAAAAGATGTTGAAAGCAGAAATTTTAGGTCGTCAGGCTGCTTATGATGACTTCGTTAAAATGTTCGTTGAGGTGAAATCATGAGCAAGCGTGAGGAAGAAGAGCAGATGAAACAACTCATCGTAGAGATGGATACTAAAATGTCCGAGCGCTCTTTCAAGTATTTCTTTGAAACTGTGCTTGGTTTTGATTACGCTGACCATCATGCAAAGTGGGATGAAGGACTAGAGAACAATAGATACTATTGTGTAAAAGCATCTCGTGACCACGGTAAGTCTGTATTTTTCATGTCTTATGCGCTATGGATTGCTGCGTTTAATCCAAACACACATATCATGGTTTTCTCACATTCTCTTGAGCAGACTCTTGAACACATGAGATTTATCCGTGGTAACATAGACGGTGCTGCTTGTTTACAACATCTCAAACCAAGCGGTATACCATGGAGAAAGACATACTTTGAGTTTTCAAATGGAAGCCGTATGATGGCAAAGTCGGTTGGTGGAGGTACTCGTGGTTTCCACCCTGATGTGGTTGTATGTGACGATATTCTATGGGGTACAACTGGTAGTGAACTACAACGTGCTGCTGACTGGTTCTATGGTGTATTGCTTCCTGTACTGCACCACACAGGTCGCTTGATGATGGTAGGCACACCGTTCAGTTACAATGACTTGTATGCACAGTTGGAGAAGACTGAGACATTTACTGTAGAGACATACCCTGCTATCAATAG